GATAATATAAACCAAAACCTGACCAATCTAGAATAGTCTATATGGAAGATGAAGAACATCCTCTAGATAAATCTATTAGTAGTGGTTCTGTCCCAACTAAAACAGGGGATAATAAGAAAACATTAGATAAAGCTAACATAGATATCTTACCATTTAGTAATGATAAATGGTCTACCTATAGTTATAAAAAATCAAGCTATATTATTAAACCAAAAACAGATAAAAATACTATAGTTCAAGATAAATATTTAGAAATAACTCAGCCTATAGCGGATATTGATAAAGACCCTAGAAAACTAAATATAACAGACAACACTATTAATAATGAATTAGAGGATGACCAGTATCTATAAAAATAATAATATAAAATAAGAATTTCTATATTATTATTAGTGATTTGGAATATAGAACTGTGGAGGTAGTGACTTTACTCTATCACTAGCTACTATATCCTTTTCCACCTTTTCTCTATCTAGTTCTTCTTCTGATTCAATAGCTACTACAGTATTATATGTTTGGATTCCAAGTGGAAAACCAAAGTTATCTAATGAAAATTCAACGTTGTCCATTTATTATAATGTGGAAAATAATTTTTCTCTATATTAATTCTTCGGGAATTTCATAAACATTTCTATTTTGTTCACTACTATGTTTTTCAACAATTTTAGCTATATCTATAAGTTTTTTATCAAATGTTAAACATCGATAGCTATGATTTTTATAGTGACGTTTATTTTCTTTAGATTTAATAGAATACTCTATAGTATATAGTTTAGCTATCTTAGTTAAAAAATAGGTTAGTCCCTCAGTATGTGCGTTACCAAAGTAACCAATCACTAATTTAGAATATATGCTATCTTCTGGTAATACCTTAAATGTACGCAATAAAAAATACATATCAGCTATAGCAGATTTTATTTCTACTGAGTATTGTTTTAGTCCAGCACTAATACTAATTACGTCATCTTTATCTATTATATTACTAAAATCAAATCTTCCTTTATTACTATCAAACGCATAATAGTACTTGTCTAATATATATTCTATTTTAGACTTAATACGACTATGTTGTATTTCTCCTTTCCAGTCCGTACTTCTATCCATTTTAACTAGTCTGTCTAATTTGTACTGAATATAGGCCTCAAAGTATTCTAACCATTTATTTTGTGTAGTCTCACTATTTTTATAGAATTGTTTTTGAATAATAGAGTATTCAGAGTATTTGCTATTGAATACTAATTCTACTATTTTTTTCGGATTATAGCTATAGAAGTTTTCTATAGCTTGTGTAATAATACTAAAGGTATCAGTTATATTATCCTCTGTTAGAGTAGCACTGTCATAAAAAGAAACCATCTGGTCAGCTATATATTCTAAATAATTATGTATAGGTTTTTGTGATTCAATATATTCTAGTAGTCCCAAATAAATAGTTTCATAGTATATAGTTTTTTTATAATAACTACTAACGGTTAGATTTCTAACATCTAGATAGTGCCACTGTGGATATTCACTATTACAGTAGCTTTCAAACATAGGATTATGTCTAATCTCTTTTATAAAACATCCCATATTATTTTCAAATAGGTCTGTTAAGTAGTCACTTCTTTTATTAAACTTGATGTGAGCTTCTAAAGCTTCGTGGATAGCATCATTATTGCCACTCTCTAAAGATTCCTTTATCATTTCCCTATCATATGGGTCATAGAACTGTTCTATATAGACATTTGTAGGAATATCTTTAGCGATTGTATCTAATCCCTTTAAGAATTCAACTTGATTAATGGCTATACAGTTTTTATCTATAGTACAACTATCACATCCTCTTAATCTACTAAAATGTATATCACCAAATAACATCATAACTGGTAAACTATTATCCCTAAATTCTATAGGTATTTTATCTATAGGTTTAGGTACCAGTATATCTATAGAGACTGGTCCTGTTAGTTTTTTAAGTAACATATCGCCAATTAATAAACCTTTTGGTTCCCCAGGTTCATATTCTGGATATTCTATTTTACTATTTTTGATATAGAATTTATTTTTTATCTGTACTTGTCTATATAGCTCTTCTAGATCTATATATACCTTATCTAAGTTTAACATATTTTTAGCAGGACTATATCTAAGCTCATTTGTATAGATAGTAGTATAGTTATAATACATAAGTCTAGTTAATATTTCAGCTATTCTAGAGACTTGACTAGAATTAGAATAGAAAAAAACCATATCTGCTTTTTCATCGCTAAATAATAGTCGCGTTAGATACATTACATCTTCCATTACTTCTATATATAAAACTAGCCTGGCATATATATATTGCTTATCAGTTTCATCTATATTTATTTTTTTTTCTATAGCAATACGTCTTATATCATCATTACCACTTTCAATTATATCATGGAATTCGTCGAATATTCGATTTACACTATCAATAAACTTATGATATGGTATAGTATAGTCATAGTTAGGATCTGGTCTAATCCTATCTTCTAGATTAACTAAAATATCATATACATTATATGTAAAAATATCTATATCTTTATTAGCACGTTCATATTCATCTTTATACTTTTCTACATATTCTTGATAGTATTTGTTAAAGAAACTATAGTTAATTATGTCTAACGCATATACTTCTTTAAGTCTATAATATTCAAATATAGATAGAATAGTAATTCTTAAGTCCTCTATAATAGTATGGAGATGATCTTTACTTTCTATTTGAATATTTTTTTCTATACAATCTAATACATGGTTTATCCACTCTGTAATAGACTGTTTTTCTAACACTCTTATAAAGAAATCAATAATAGCTAACTCTAAAAATGTGTCTTGGCTATAGAATGTTCTGGCTAATTTATGTTTACCCATTATATCTATTTTAGAACCTTTCATAGCTAATGCAGCGTTTTTACTAATATAGTTTTTATAGCTACCTGTTTCTTCTATACTAGGGTAGTTAGAATCTGTAAAGCCATAAATACTTGGTGTTGCGATTGTTACTTTATAATTAGCTGATAGGCTATCTATATTATCTAAGAATTTAAAACTATCTACTACACTATCTGGATATCTTAATTGATTAAATGTATCAGCGGTATCTTTAGTATTATCTTTACCAAATAGTACCATTATTGGTAATGGTTTTAGGGTTGAATGGACGGTTTGACCAGGAACTAAAATAGAAAAAAACTTACACTGAAGTAGTTGTTTAAGTGGAGAATTATTTTTATTGATAGATAATCCTCTAGTATTAGTATTGTGTATTGGAAGCTCAACTATTTTATCTATTTCAAAATGGTCTAACTGTATCAATTTATCTTCTAAACTCATAGTATCCCAGTCTATTTTAGGCTTAAAATCATCTCCGCCTCCATATAGCTGTAATCCAGTTGGAATAGTATAATTTTCTAACATAAGCTAATTTATTATAGATAGAGAAATTACTTTATCTATAGGAAATCTGTTATATATCTTGTTGTTCTCTATTTAACATTTCTTCTATATTATTATAGTCTATGTAATCTTCAACAAAATCTAATAAATCAGTAGTAGATACATAGTCAGTTATGATATATCTATTATCTTGGCATTCTAGCACTATATCTGATAACTTATCGAATAGTTTAGGCATAATATAGCTGTCAAAATATTCTTCTCCAGAAAGTTGTGTTAGTTCTTCAGATTCTTCGACATTTTCTATAGTAGAACTACTGTTATCTACGGTTTTTACCACATCCTTTTTAGTTTGAACAGAGTTTGGTGTTCCTTTTACTAAGTTAGCCCAAGTCATATTATAAAATATATTATAAATATTATACTATATTCTATAGTTTCTCTATAGCTTTTAAGTAAATATATATAGAAAAATTGTTAAATAGTTCTCTGGTACTAACCCTAGTATTTATGTTTAAGTCTTCTAGTGCTGTCACCATATATACGAATAAATCTTCTATTTCACTACTATGTTCTTCTATAAATTTTCTATATTCTGTCCTATTCTTAACTATATGATAGTAATGGGGGATTACCTCTATCTTTGGTAGTAAAGGTTTAGTTTTTACTATAGGCGCTTTAGCTGTTTCTTTAATTATAACAGTGATTTCTTCTTCCCATTCATGGGTATAGTTTGAATAAATGTATCCATCCTCTTGTCTACTCATAGTATTACTCTATAGTATTATAAATATCTATATGTTATATTATATACAATTTCTACATTTTAAGTAGTTTTCTATTTTACTATTCGTTTAAGACTAGATTTTTCTCTAGTTTCTCTATTATTGAGCATATAGTTAAATATTTCTAACGCTTTCTCTTCACATTTCTTTTCAGGTAGTTTATTAGAGTAGCGCTCTATAAAATAACTAACAAGTGAATTTTTAACATGTGCCTGGGTAAATGATTGTTTAGTTTCAAATGTATCAAAACGAAACACATTATTACCAAGGCGTATATCCTTATCTGCTAGGTTTTTATCTTTTATATTAGTTACTATGAATTGCTCATACTTACCCCTCTCTGATTTTAGCATTTTTATCTCTTTTTCTCTTGCTCTAATCTGGTCATCTAATGATATATATTCTTGTATAGCTTGCTTAAATTGGTCTTTAGACATATTTGTTATATAATATGAAAAAATGCCATAGCTTTATACAAATCGACTATTTCTATATAGTTAACTATCTAATATAAAAAAGATAGTTAGTTATAGATAAAACAATATGTTTATGCGCAGCCACCAATTTCCATTGGTCTTCTATTGATATCTGGTTCAATAGTAGTTTGTAACCATGGAGAAACTTTAAGTTGTGGATTAGGTGGTTCAGATCTTAATTGTCTATTAGCATTTCTTAAGGTTTGACCAACAGTATTAACACCAATATGATAACCAGCAGTTAAAAAGTTTTGGTCACCTAATTCACCTTGGTTATTTGGGACAGATTGTGCCCATTTAGAGCTGGAATCACCTGGTAAAAGTTCTCCAGGTGTTAATTGGTCTTTAGGGAAACAGTCTTTTGGGAATTGATTTGGTGCTGTGGAACTATTACCATTTTCTAAAGAAAAATAAGTTTCATTTGAACCAAAAGCTTGAGCAGGTTGGACATTATAACCAGATTGTTCACCAGTAAAGGTTTCAGCTTTCTTACATTGTTGGGTTTGTTCATCAAATACCTCACCATCAGCACATTGATCAAATGCGTCTTTTTGAACACATTTACCTTCTTCATTTCTAATTTGACCTTCTGGACATTTTTCTTCTTCACCTTCAAAACCTTCAACAGATTTTCTAGAATAACGTGTAATGACATAGTACAAGCCAAAAGCTGCTGCAGCTAATAATACTATCTTCATAATGTTTTTTCTATCCATATTTAATATATTATATTATAATAAATTTTTTTATAAATTAAACTTAACTATAAAAAACTTTAGGTAGACATAGCCAATCTTTATTTTCTCTGGCTAAGAATAGAAGTAGTTTGAGAAAGTTCTTGGAGTCTCTCTTCATATTTTTTTATTTCGTTGGCTGCTTGCATTCCTTTTTGGTATAATCCTTCAGATGCTCTCTTAGCTCTTTCTGCGTTTAATAGATATTCTTTAGATTCGTTTTTCTTTTGGGTAATAATAGATTCTAATTCATTTATAGATAGTTTATCACTAACATTTACTGTTTTATCTCTATTAGTTAATGTGCTTCTAATTTCAATGTTTTTAGCTTTTTCTATATTAGCTACATCTGCTAACTCAGCTATTACTTCTTTATTTATAACTTCAGACATAGCTATGCTAGTTTTATCAATACCGTCTAACTTTGATTGGGTTTCTATATTAACCTGTTTCTCTTGTTTTTTTACATCATTTACTCTACTAGTAACTTCATCTTTATTAGACTTAACTTGTTTTTTTTCTATAGCAACTAATGGTTTAGCTTTTTGCTCCTTTTCTAATACATTAGTAAAATCAAAAGCATCGTCTTCTTCTTTATCCTCATCTTCTAGTTCATCAACAACAGAATCAATAAATAATTTCCATTTAAATGTCTTCTTAAAAAATTCTATACCATCTAAACATACTAATATATTTAAGTTATCATCATCGTTATATAAGTTTAAGTCACTAAGTAGCTCTAAATTATCAACTTCTATATCACATGTAACAAGTTCTCCATGGTCATCTTCATCTATAGTGTATGTGTTAGAATATCTACTTACTAATTGTTTAGTATCCTTTTTTTGTTTAAACCATTCTAATGAATAGTCAGCAGCAATATTTACACATAAACTATCTAAGTTATCTAAAAATGTTAAAAACTCACCATGTTCTTCAACGTTTACCATATATCTACATATATTAGTTCCAAAACTATCCTGTTGTACATCTAATATCTCACTTTTAGGTAAGATAAAAAAGATAGGCTTTTCTAACTGGGCCAAATAACTGTCATGTTTAGTTATTTGTGGTTTAGAGAATTTTAAATTAAGATCTAGTAAACTATCATAGTCTAAGTAGTTAAAAAAGTGTATTAGAGACATTTTTATAATTTCTATAAATAAAGTATTCATTACTAAATTACGCAGTAACTTTAGTTACTACCTAGGAGTAATCTAGGACTATGAGTCTACGCACTATTAGGTTCTATTATCTTATTAACTATATTATAATATAGTTTACCACCAGATATATTCACAGATTTAACTTCTAACTGAACATTCGCTGTAAAACCTTTGGTAATATCATTAAAAGATACTACACTACCACTACTATGTTTTATAATTTCGGCACTATTGCCTTCTAATATAGTCTGTATCATTGTAGGAAATCTACTATCCGATAAGATTTTACTAACTAGCTCTATAGATTCATACTGTAATTTTTCTTTTTCTACATATTTATTAATAGCATCTAATAATCCTATTTCAAAATCAGTTAATTCTATATATACTTGCTTATCAATTGTCCATTTAACAAGTTTATTAGCATAGAATTTTTCAACTCCATATAATGTTTTAGAGTTAGTTAAAAAAAATCGTATAGGTTGCCCCGACTTTTTTGATATAGAAAAAAGGATACCTTTAGCACTGCTAGTTTTCTTTGTTACTATATAATCCATATATGTTTTTCTATAGAATTATTTTTATACGCTTATAATAAAAACAAATAGAAATGTCATCTATTAGTAAATTAGCCACATCTGTTTTAGAAAAGTTGCTACAAGAGGTAGGAAAAGAAGATAATATAACTAAGATAGAAACTAAATTAGTAGAACCACTTATTCAATACTCTTTTCGTAGACTATATCCATATATGATTATAGGTGGTATTATATTTCTATTAACGTTTCTATTAGCTTTTCTGACATTAGTTTTACTTTTACAACAGAGAAATTTTGATTTAAACTTGAATAAGATATAAGGATTTTATAAACATATATTTATAAAATGACTAAAATAATTATTGATGGTAATATAGGTTCTGGTAAATCTACCGCTTTAAACTCTATATATAGCCATTTTAACACTTTCAAAATAGTATTAGAAGACTTAGATGCGTGGATGCCTTATTTAGAACAGTTCTATAGTAATATGGAAAAATATAGTTTAAGTTTCCAAATGAAAGTATTAGAACACCACATGAAAAATAGAGAACTTAACGGTGCTATTTTAGAGCGTTCGCCTCTTAGTTGTATATATGTATTTGGTAAACATTTATTAGATTCAGGCAACATTTCTCAGTTAGATTATCAACTTATGAAAAGCTATAATAAAAGTTTTGGTTGGATTCCCAACACAATTATATATATTAAAACACATCCTACTATATGTCAACAAAGAGTGGTAGAACGTAGTAGAACAGGGGAAGCTATTCCATTAGACTATTTAACAGCAATAGATAGTTTATATACAGACTTATATGTAACAGGCTCGTTAGAATTAGCAAATGATGAATCTAGAAAAATCTATATTAAAACAGATAGGGATTTAACTATATATATAGTAGATGGTAATCAAACTAAAGATAAAGTAACAGAGGATATAGAGTGGTTAATACAAAACTATATTAAATAAGGCTTGAAATATACTTTTAAAGTATTAGTTTTTATTTTAAAACTATGCTATTTATTTTTTGCCACAGTCTATCTTGTTATTTTTAACAGTACAACATCTACTTTTAGCTTTTCCTTTACCACTAGATACAAATTGTTTAGTTCCATTACATATAATATCTAGAATAGTTTGAACAGATTTATCTCCAGCATCTACATGGGTTGGATTACCAGTATCATCTACTAGGTATAGATATGGAAACCATTGGACCCCAAGCTGTTTAACTAAGTCAGCATTTCTAGGATTATCCGCATTAACCGCACCAAAAACTATATCATATTCTTCTAGACCAGCTGCTAGATATTTTAGGTCTGTAACCATAGCAGTACAGTGTGGGCACCATGGTGCGTAGACTTTGAGTATACCATATTTATTTTTAAAGGATGGGTGAATGATTCTGGTTCCATTAAAATGGCGAGTATCCATTTCTATAACTTTACTATCAGGAGTACTATATTTATTATCCATATATTCTTATAAGAGATATTTATTTATTTTATTATATTATTTTATAATAAGATGAATTATACTACGGTCATAATAGGTATACTAATAGCAATAGTATCTATATTATACTATAGAAAATCTAGTATTAGCCAAGAACATTTTTCTAATCCTAGTAGCGTTTGTCCAGAGTATTTAACCCATGATGGTAATAAGTATGACTTATATAGCAATGGTTCCGCTATTAAAACATTTGATACCTATAAGGACTATATGGACTATTTCAATTTTACAAGACCTAACTATATCTCTAAGGGTATTAGTTGTAAACCATTAGTTCCTATTCAAAAACCTACTGTAACAAATAGAGATACTATATTAGATAGTAGATATGTAAATACTAAGTTATATAATATAGAATATTTCGAAGATGTTGCTAAACAAAACCCTACTCCGACACAAGTAGCTACAACACCAGTAGTAGCATCAACAGCAACACCTCCGGTTCAAAATGCTACAGCACCAGTAGTAAACACACCTACTGAAGCTAAATTTAATAGGTCAGTAGTAGTGCAACAAGCTAGTCCTTCAGCACAAGCAACTCAGATAGCTCAACAAGCTAGTCCTTCAGCACAAGCAACTCAGATAGCTCAACAAGCTAGTCCTTCAGCTCAAATAGTCTTAAAGGATAGTCCATCACCACAAATTGCTCCAATAGTTAGTGAAAAAGACATGTTAGTCAGGGTAAGCCAGGCGGTTATCTTAGAATATTTAGAAAAAAACCCAGAATGTAGACAAAAGATAATGGCAAAAGATGGTGACTTCTATAAACGTTTTGAAAATAGCTATACCAACTATATGAAATTAGGTTTTCAACAAACTATTGGTTATGTTCCTAATAGTAGTGATATTCAAGGTATGAATGTTAATGAAGCTAAAACATTTATTGATTTATATAGAAAAATGCCAGACTGTACTACTCTTATTCAAAAATATAGTACACTAGTTATTCCACCTACTGCTCAAGCACCTAAGGATAACCTATTAACACAAAGCGCTCCAAGTGAACAAAAAGACATAGATATTGAAAAACAAAAGAAATATATTCAACAACAATACGAAGAGAAAAAGGAAAAAGACCAGAATAGACTATTCCAATACATTTTAAATATGGATAAAAACTTACAAAAACTAACAAGTCGTGTAGATGGATTAAACCATAAAGAGGTAGAAACAAAGAATACACTTAATAATAGCTATAGTTTAGTAAATGCTAATGTAGTAAACGCATTAGATAGACAACAAAATAAATACTTGAACGCAGAGCGTGAGATTAGTCAAGGTATATCTAAAGACCAAGTTTTACCACCAGCACCAGTAGCAGAAGACGAGAATAAGTACTTAGAAAAAAAGATGATTGAAAATAAGAAAAAGGCTATGGAACAAGCGCCTGAATATATTAAAAAAGGACAACAAGCTAATAATAACTTTTCCTATACACCTGAATATATACCTAGTGGAAAACAACCTTCCAAAGAAATCTATTCTGCCTATGGTTGGAGTTTTATGCCACCACAGAGTTGGTCTGTTCCACAAAGAAGACCACCTGTGTGTATTCCACAAAAAGGACAGGCTTCTACTGTAGTTCCAATATATGATAAAAGTGTTCCAGTAGATGCGTTAGAATGGACCCAAGTTGGTTCTATCCTACCTAAGTTTGAATATAAAGAGGTTTATAACAAGGATTACTATGAACCTGGATATTTGGCTATGGATACACCTCAATATCCATTTAATCCTAAGCATTTTAAACAAGAAGTCTATGGATATAACTTTGCTGAGAAAATAGAAAAATAAACAAAAAAGTATATCTATAATATAAGTATGAGACCTATTTATATTATATCTATGTTGGTTGTGTTAGTATCTATATCTATAGTTTATATATATATGACTAAAGATATACCTATAGTTAGAGAACCATATATAGAAAAGGAGGTAGCTATGACCAGTGTTACTAGAGATATAGACAAGATTTTTAAGAGACCATCTACCTGTATCTTTAGTGATGAGACTATATGTACCAATAAAAGTTGTAATGGAATAGACTGGAAAAATCCACTAAATGCTACAGATGAATGTAAAAAGGTAGTAAATAGTTACTGTAGAAAAAGCAGTGGTGATTCAGGATGTCAGTCACTAAAGATATGGAAAAAGAACCAAATCAAAGAAAAAAATCAGGCAAAAATAGAACATCCATCTATCAATATAGATAAAGACTGTAAAAGTTGTACTAGTAAAGTAGATTTATCTAAATTTGCTATGGTAAAATAATCTCTATAGTATAATAATGAAACATATTGTTTTTATTAGTGTACTATTTGCTATATTATTTGTTAGTTTGTACTTATATAATAGACCTATGACTGTCTATCTACCAGAGAGATTTGATGGTGAGATTGATATGGATGAGATAAACAAACAAACCACTCCAATGGAAATAGACAAGGTTAATCCTATATCAAAGCGCGTTAAAAATGAGTTGACAGAAAAAATTCGCGCTCTTAGTGGTAGTCAACCAATTGCTGAAAAGGCAACTGCTACAGAACAATCTAAAGAAATTAGTAAAGAAAAATCTACCAGTAACGATATAGATTATAGCCAATATATCCATAAATCAAGACTAGAAGATATAGAGAAAGAGATAAAAGAAAAAATAGAAAAATACTATATCCCTAAAGAAAGTTTACCAGATATGTCTAAATATGTATTAAAAACAGAAATACCTAGTTGTCCTAAAGTACCTAGTCCTGATAAATATATTCTTAAAACACAGGTTCCAGTATGTTCTCCACCAGTAGACCTTAGTAAATATATGTTAAAAACCGAGATTCCACCATGTGTAGTTCCTGGAGATGACAAGACAGTTTTTCCAGTAGATAAAATGGTTAGTGTATTTAGAAATCCTATTGAACAGGGTAGCAGTATCTGGAAATCCCCATATGCCTAAATTAACGTATAAATTTTGATTATAAATTTTACTATATATATTTGATAATATATATAATAAACTATGTTAGAAACTACTTTAAAAGGTCCCAATCATAACTATACTACACCACTTAAAACTCCTCATATAATAGCATCTAAAGTATTTGTAACTAATGCTAATGGCACTATAGAAATATATGAAAACTTTCAAACTAATCAATTAACATTTGATGAAAATGGATTAACTATTAAATGTCTTAACTTAGTAAAAGATAATAATGGTAGAGAATTTATAAATGGTATAGGTACATATAATACAAATTACCATATAGATTTTACTAAGTTAACACTTGAAGAAAACATATTATCTATAGACTATCCAGAACTAACCTATAGACATTGGAACTTAAGACGCAAAAGTAATGCTAAAGAAGGCACTTATGTTAAAGACTTAGCTGATGTTAGGTTCCAATTTACATTAACAGAGTTAGGAATAGCCGAATATAATAGGGCTAAAAATCATTTTAATAATGAGAATATACATAACTAAATATAATATATGTAGTATTTCTATTTTTCCAATAGATTAATTACTATGTTTTATAGCAAAACTTTTTTTATTTTTCTACATCAAGTTACAGTTAGACCCATAGCATTGGTTATAGTAACTATTGTTACTATTATCTGTCTCCTCTAAAACAAATGAGTCTATTTCTGGAGATTTTTTAGGGTCTAATCCAGGTGAGTTTAGAATACTATAGTACCTATTATCTACAGCATTTTCCATAGCGCTATTAAACAGTTTGTCTATATTTGTGTTAGCTTTACTACTAGTCATATAGAATGGGTATTCACCATAGTTATTACTAACCGTCTCTCTAATAGCATCTAGTTTTCTACTATCACTTATTGTATCTACCTTAGTACCTACTAGGTATATTAGCGGTTTTTCTAGGGTATGGTTAGTGACTTCTTCTATCCAATAGTTAATATCTTTAGGTATAGTGGTAGAGTTAAGGTCTATACATATAAATACAAGATGGGATTTCCTATAATACATAGGCATTAGAGAACGATACCTTTCCTGGCCTCCAGTATCCCATATAGCCAGGTTAAATTTTGCGTTATATTTATGAATGGTTTTATGAAAAAAAGATACACCTATAGTAGGTGCGGAATCCCACTCACTAAACACATTATGAATATATCTGTTAATCAGGGAACTCTTACCAACATTACTACTTCCTAATAGAACAGTTTTAACATTGATATGTTCTAGTGTATCTACCGATTTATTTAAGTTTGGCGTATCCATTAATCTAGTTTAGAAAATAAAAATTGTTTTCTAAATTAAATTTTAATTAGCGTCTCTTAGCTGGTTTAGACCATTCATCGTTAACTTGCCACTTATTTTCATAGAGTTCTAATATATCTAACAATTTGAATTTATATTTTTGTTTTACTAATTGTTTATTTTCTTTTAATTCATAGATAATATCCATGAAATCTTTCTTAAACTCTTTAGGATTATCTTTCTCTAAGATTTCACCTGAGTTTTGAACGATAGATATAATAGTATCTATATATTTTTCTACATACTCTACTGGAGAATGTCTAGTATATTCTACCAAACCATTATAGTATTGTCTGACTACCTTATAGTTTAAGCATTCATATTTAAAGAGATTAGAGATAAACACGAAACCACCAATAAATTTAGTCTTATTCGCATAGGCTTCACACAATTGTTCATATGGAATACCATTAGAGATTTGATTGACTAAAGTTCCAATGTTTTCATTATAGAAATTATCACAAATAGCTGCTACATTTTTAAAGACTTCACCCCCTAATATAATACCTTTTTGGTCTAAATCTAAAATAAGTTCCGCATAGATGTCACTATAGTTTTGTTCTGTCATAGCTTTGTTAAAAATAGTGCTAATCAAAAGACTATTGATTTTAGGTGCGATTTCTGGAATTCTATTAAATTCAACATAGAGCTTTTCTATTTCACCAAAGATGGATGCGTAGTTTTTATTAGATAATTTGTTCAAGTTTGAAGTGAGACCATTAGTAAAACGATCTTCATGGGAAAGAGTAGCTTGATCTTCTTTTTCTTTTCTCCATGCTAAAGCTGTGGACTGGTCAACAGAATACTTTAAACGCAATGGTGATTTTCTTTTAATAAACCTATTATTTTTTTTGATGTCTACGAGTTTCGACATAGTGTCCTCATCTAATGTAGCTGAGAAGTCTTGGCTAATAGTTTCAATTTGTTCAAAAGAGTAAACAATAATGTTTTCTACTAAACTAGTCATATTTGCTCTGGAATATTATTATTACAATATGTTTAAATAAAAACATATCAAAATTTATTGTTTATATTTGATTGACTATTTGTTCTTGTAGAGTATCTTTTAGATCCAATATAGGTTCTGATTGTTTATTAGCAAATTCACTAATAACTGTTTTAACGCCCTTAGAATCATAGATCCAGTATTCATATTTATAGCCTGCGGCTATACACGCAAGTGGTATTTTTTCTATTTTTTCTAGGTTCGTATTTGTTTTTCTATTATAAGTCCATTCACTTTTAACTTCGATTAGTTTATTTTCCTTTAATATATAGATATCTACATAGTATCTGTGACGTTTACCTTGGCTATCTAACCACCAAATCTCTGGAACTTTGGTTCTATCACCAATTATTAGCTCTTCTTCTTTATAGCTTTTAAGTAATTCATCTAAAGCCCAAGGTTCATATCCTTGGACATTTATTTCTAAACTAGACGGTAGTAAATATTTTTTAAAGTTATAAGCTTTTTTAGAACATTTTTCAGCAATTTCAGAATTATGCATTGGGTGTTCTACATTATACTTATCTATGAATGTTAGCTTTTTCCTTTCTTTTATAATATCTAATTGAAGAGGATTAATTGTACCATACCTTTCTAAATTAGTTATATTTGTTTTCTCTTTAACATCACTATTCAGTAAAGGACAAGAAACTCCATATTTTATAGTACTTTTTTTAGATTTTTTATCTTTAATTTCACTTAGTTGGCTCTGATGTTCTACATTATATCTACTTATACATGTTTGCTTTTTCTTATCTTTTATACTATCTAATTGAAGAGGATTAGTTGTACCATACCTTTCTAAATTAGTTATATTTGTTTTCTCTTTAACAACACTATTTAGTAAAGTACAAGAAACGCCATATTTTATAATGTTAGTTTTAGCTATTTTTTCCTTAACATTATTAGATTGACCAGGATATTCAACTCCTAAGTTTTTTTTATTAGTCTTCTTTATTTTTTCTTTTACCTCACTAGATTGACTTGGATATTCAACGCCTAAATTTTTAATATTAGTCCTCTTTATTTTTTCCTTAACCTCAACTGATTGACTAGGATATTCTACACCCAAGTTTATTTTGCAAGTATTTTTATGTTTTTCTCTGGCTAAAACTAAAGTACATTTTTTACAAAAACTACCTACCTTTTTTATCTGTTCAAATACTTTTTCACTCTCCTGGCCACAGTTACATTTAAATTTAATTTTAGTTTTCTGGCCCAACGTTATATATTCGCCTAATAGTTCTGAATTATAATTTAAAATTAATTTATTTAAAATTTCTAAGTTATTTTTTAATGAACCATTAGCTATTTTACTATCTATCATTTTATTTTTTCTAATAATTTCACAACAGCTTATACAGTAGCTTCCTGTTTTAATGATATCTAAAAAAGTCTTTTCTCTTTCCTGACCACAGTTACATTTAAATTTAATTCTAGATTTTTGTTTTAGACTACTATATTCGCCAATTAGTTCTGCTTTATAGTTTAAAAGTAATGAATTTAAAAATTCTATAGTATATTTCTTAGGCTTAGACATGGTTTTTACCATATATCAGTTATAAATAAAAACAAATATCAAGTTTTATTTTTATTTATATAGAATTGCCCAGTTTACCTAGACTACTCTTTACTATCTGACCTTTTTCATTAGAGTACCATATTCGCCTAACTATATAGCCTTTCTTAGGAAAATAGCTATTCATCATATTTATACACTTAGGACAGGGTTTGCTATTACATAGTTGTCCACCCTGGCTAAATCTGACTACTAATAGGTTAACGTATACAGGTTCTCTACTATATGGTAACTTATTTATACAACTGTGTTCAGCGTGAATACTATTAGATATACCAGGTAAGTAATGGTTAGTTCCATAGCTTAGAACGTTAGGTTTCTTTGGCACATTGAATGCCTTTCCTAAATGCTATAGCGATATGATTATATGGGCCTTCGGCTCTAGTATCAATCCCAGTAAAACGCTTATTTCTCATAGTTTCTAATAGGTTATCTAGTGACATTTGTATAATATATATGGCGAATTATGTTTAAACGTATATATAAATCAAAAAATATATGGAATATATTTAGGCGCATCTTGTTTATATATAGAAACTCTAAACTTACCATTATGATGTGGTAAACTTATTACTGTGCCATCATAGATTTCATCACAGCCATAGCTCGCATCATCACAGGTTCTACCATTATAGCTAATAGGGATCTTAATACCATTATCAATTGTGTGATACACCCATTTATTACCACTGCCTGAGTAGATTCCACCAAATAATGGTAACATTTTTCTACTATTTCTATTATCATAGTTAACATATTTCTCTACAACGGTATCTAATTTTTCACTAATTTTATCAGCCGCATTTTTTATCTCTATAGCTACTGGATTATCAGTAGGTGATGGAACAGGATCTGTTGTTGGTGTTGGTGTTGGTACTGGTGTTGGCGCTGGTGCTGTAGTATAGGTCTCTTTTATAGGGGTCTCATCTATTAGATATCCAACTTGTTGTACTGGTCCACTAAAGCCTCTTGTTGGAACATTAATTAAAGCAGCTGCTGGTCCATTAGGTACTCTATATGGATAACTACGTTCTGGTGATAAAAAAGGATTACTAATACGTTCGAAATTCTTTACCTCTATAGGATCTATAGCAGTTAAACTACTATCCTCTATTACATTTAGTTTATTAGCTAATGTTTGTTTTTGGAGTTCTAGTTGGCTCTTAACTAGGTCAAACATACTATTGTTTTTATTAATAAAAAAAGATATTACCATTGCTATAGCAACTATAGTAATTATTAGAGTATCTCTATTAAAACAGAAAAAACCTACGGGACAAACTTGCATATTTACTATATAGACATAAATTATTTTAGCTATTATTATTATATATCTATAGGGTATACATGAAATCACAACGCTCTATCTTACAATTCTTTGGAAAACCTAAGCAAAATTCATCAGAGGTTCCACCTATACCCATAGCACAACAAGATATAGTAATTGTTAGTAAACCTATAGTCAAACAGAGACCAGTTCTTCCTGCGGTAGACACCAAAAATGCCTGGTGGTTAGCTAAGGGTCCAGAAGATATGCTTAGTATATTTACGGATGGTGCTTGTCTACACAATGGTAAAAAGAATGCTAAAGCATCTTGGGCTGTAGTTATTCCTAGCAACCCTGAGTTTGATACTGGTGCAAGACTAGAGGGCAAACTACAGACAAATAATCGTGCTGAACTAACAGCAATTATAGAAGCCTATAGAATTGCTGACCTAATAGACGCTACAGGTCTTAAACAACTCAAAGTCTATACTGATAGTGAGTTAGCTATTAATAGCTTAACAAAATGGCTAAAGGGATGGAAAAGAAATGGTTGGAAAACTAAGGACAGACAAGACGTATCTAATAAAGATTTATTAGAAAAACTAGATTGGCTAATGGCAAAAAGAAAAACCGTGTTTCAACATGTTAGAGCCCATACTGGTAAAGATGACTATATGAGCAAAAATAATGAAAAAGCTGATTTATTAGCTAAACAATGTCTTGACCTTTAGGGATTATGTCTATAGTTTCCCTACACAAGGGACAACGTTTAACTGTATTCATGGCTATCCCAGTTCGCAACCATTCCACTATACAACTACTATGAAATGTGTGTTTACATTGTAGTTCTATATATTTTTCTAATATATTTTCGTCAACTTTATTTTTACTTGGCTCATCTACCATACATATTGAACAAGTTTCGCCTGAGCTATCTCTATGACTAGTTTCAATTTTTTCTATTAGTATTTCTATATCTGATTTTACCAGTGGAACTACTGTATTTATACTATAGTTTATATTGTGGTTTTCTTGTACATAGCTTGTATAAATTATATTTAATTCCATAGCTAATCCTATTAGAGAAAATGCTGCGAATATTACACTTCTAACTATAGGAACTGTTTCTGTACCAGTAGTATTATTTATTAGTATATATAGTGTAAATGTATAAGCCATTCCTAGTAAAAATGGTAAACTATGGGCTATACATATTAATACTTTTTGTAATGTACTAGTATGTGGTCTAATAGTACACGACTTAGCATGTATATAGCTTCTTTTAGCAATAGATACTAGAGTACATATAATAGCTGCTATAAAGAATACCAGTTGACCCTTAGTTGATACTGAACCATTGGTCATTAGTATTATAGTAGCTATAGAGTTAGCTATCTCTCCAAATGATCCCAAAGTTATTATAAAACTCAGTAGTAATTTATCATAGTGAAACTCGTATATATATAGAAATGGATATAGGATTACACTGGCTATTCCATATATAATTCCTAGTATCATAAATATTAGGTCTTTGTGGATAAATTCTATTGTTCTACCGCAACATATTAGCGAACCATAGAAACAGGTTCCAAAGCAGTGTTCTATAGCATCATAACAGTCTACACCTTTTTGTCTAATAGTTTGAAAATTTATATTACTAAACATTTTTTAAAAATACACATATGGAAAAATCCTATATTTCAAAATTTAAAAAAACCCATATGTCGAATCCAGAATTTTTAACTATAAAGTATATAGAGTATCTATAGTATTCTAATATATAACTAGTCATATAGACTATATTCTATATATTATCTTCTATAGATCAACTACAAATCATTTATATATTAGATTATAGATTTCATTTTAGATTTTCCCATATGTTAACTTGGGGTTCCAGCATTTTTATATAGGAATTTTATTCTAATAGTATAATTAATACCCTATTTATTAGCTACCATTGTGAATAGATTGTCTATAGTCAATTAGTGAATACTAAAAAATACTATATTATAATTTAATGATATGGGATTAGGCTTTTTTTATGTCTATAAATTATATAAGATGTTTATTAGAAAACCATGGATCTATATTTTCGCTATGTTATTTATTATAGTTGGTAGTATAAATTGGTTATCAATAGGTGTAACTGGTAAAAATTTAGTAGAACAATATGTGTCTAACCAGTATTTAGTAACTGCTATCTATTTATTAGTGGGAGTTTCTGCGTTAGCTATTATGTTCCATAGAGATACCTATCTACCATTTTTAGGCCAAACCGCTTTACCATGTAGCGTACTAACTGATAAAGTCCCGAGTGATGCCACTGTTTCAGTTAAAGTAGTAGTAAAACCTAATAGTAAAGTAGTCTATTGGGCAGCGGAACATAGTAAAGACATGGCTATAGCACCTAATCCTTGGGAAGCCTACCAAAAATATGAAAATGCGGGCGTGGTAACCGCAGATAATCAGGGAACTGCTATATTAAAGGTACGTGATCCAATTAGATACAATGTTCCAGGTAGAACATTAGATAAACATATCCACTATAGATACTGTAAATCTAATGGATTAGTTAGTAGAGTGCTAACTGTAGCTGTATAGAAATAAAAAAACCCAAATATATATTTTTTAGAAGTAGAATTTATTGGAAATAACTATCTCTAATAAACACTATTAAACATATTGAAAATAGTACTGGAAAATGTTTAGCTAACAATATCAGTTCTGGTGTAACAGTTAGAAAAATAGCCAATACTATAATAGTTTTAATAATAAGTTCTAAATAGTTTATTCTAGTAATAGTTTTAGCTGCTAATTGTAAATATTCACGAAACATTTTTACCATATCTTAAAATGACATATGGGATTTTTTAAATCAAATCAATATTTTAAAAATGCCTTGCTAATCATAGATTAGCTCGGGAGCCTCAAATAGGCGACCCTTGCGAAGCAACGGGAAAAGTTGTTTTTATCAAATTTTATCATTATTTTAATATCCAAATATAGTATATGTCTACCATTATAATATCCCTACTACTATTTATAGTAATAGCTATAGTATACTTACTAAAGTATCAAGAAAAAAGCACAGAACACTTTGATATAGCTGAAAAACCTAACACATTTGCCCAGGCCTATCTTAAAAATATGGACTTAGACTATATAGCTAAAAAACTAGATATACCAGTATCTGTTATAGACCTCGTAAAATCTAACCAGATAGCTCCTATAGTAAATCCAAGTTTAGGGGTAGAGGAACAAAAAGATGCCATAGTCCCAGTAGTGGAAAAGTCCAATAGAATTCCTGATAATCATTCTGATAGTAAAAACTATATTATCCCTATGCCTAAATTTGAAGATATAGGTTTAAAGCAAAAAATTAAAGAGAGTTTTACCAAAGAAGTAGTCTCAAAGCCACAACAAATTAAGGTAGTAGCTGAACAAAAAAACCTTAGTACTTGTAAATTCATAGGTAGTTTTAGCGCTGATTCTAAATGCCCTAGGGACTATCCAGTCCACACTGGTGCGTCTATCTCTAACAACAAGTCGTTAACATGTAATGGAACTAACATAGAAATAAAACAGGCCAAGGCAATAGCCCTAATAAACAAAGGTAAAATCTCCAGTATTCAACTGGTCGATGGTGGAGAGAACTATACTAAACCACCCAGAGTACTTGTTAGATCTACGGGAGAAGCTAAAGAAGAAGCTGTGCTTAGAGCTAATATACGTGATGGTAAAGTCATATCTATATCTATAACAAATCCTGGAGATGGTTATAGAGATACTCCTAAAATTCTAATAGAAAAGCCTAGTAAACAAGTCTACTGTAATCTATGTTGTAAACACGAACTTTAAATATATATTTTTATAGAGCTTTCATCATTTTAGCCATTTGGTTATCTTGGCCAAAATAGGTTTTAAATGTATCTAAAATCTGTTTACCATCCTTTAAAGCTGGACCCATATTATTTAGTGTCTCTATTAATTGTTTTTGGGTACTAATAAGACTTTGGGTATCCTTATTTAAGCCTTGTAACTGTTTAGGTGTTAAAGATTTATAAATATCCATAAAAGATGCCTTAGTATCAATAAAATATTCCTCATCTTTTTCACCATTAACACTGGTATCAAACTTTTCTACAGGTTTAGTTTTTTTAGACTTATTTTTCTTAGTTGTTTTTTTAGAACCACCTTTAATATTGCTGTCAAATCCTTCTATATGACTTTCTCTAGCTCCATGAGTTATAGAAATAACTATATGTGCTAGGATTAAAGCAATAGCAATAGAATAAATACTATTTCTACTAAAAGAATAGCCAATAACTGCTATAGCAGAAATAACTATAGAATTATATATGTTTAGGAATGGAAACACTAATACTAAACTAATAACGGATAATACTATTAAAAATAAATCATTACTATTAATATTATTTAGAATAGATAGCATGTTATACTATAAAACAATATATTTTTCTTAGAATAAGTAGTTAGTACCATAGTATAAAACGGAAACCATAAGAGCAAGTGTTAATGTTCTAACCTGAATTCTTAAGTTAGACATACCAGTAGTATTAAATAATGATGGAATAGTTCTTGCTAAAAACATTAAAACAACTGGGTTAAAAACTATAAAAACTAACAATAATACTATTAGTGGCTTTTTAATAACTCTTAGCATTCTATTGAATTTACCCTCTTCACTATCATAGTCGATTTCGATTACTTTTTGTTGAACATTGGATTGTTTAGCTAATTCTGGGTGGATGTTAGGGTCCATTTGTCTAGCCATCTGGTCTCTTTGTTGTTGATGGTAGACTTGGTCATTAGTCATAGAGGTATATTGACTATCTTTATAGCTAGAACCACTAGGAATAGCCTGTAGTGATTGTTGGCCACCAGAGTTAAGTTCTTGTAAGATATCTTCTACTATAGCGGAATCATCTTGCATCATATTAGACATTTTCTATATAATATAAAAAGGTATTAGTTATTTCTATATTCAAACGA